ACTTGGTGATTTCTATATGATCAAGAAAGAATATCACAAAGAACAGACAAAGAGAAAGTTTGCAAACCTTGATGATTTCATCGAAACTCTCATCTCTGAGAAATCTCTAAACGCTGCATAAAAAAAGGGGGACTTACGTCCCCCAATCTTTACCACTTCTTTATTATCTTTCTTATGCGAGGATGTTGTCCACGCGGAAGATGCGGTAGTATTGGTTTGTGCGGTTAGCAGCAAGACCGTCACGACCGTTCATGTTACCCACGTCAACGTATGGATTTGAAACCATGCCGTAACGAGTCTTGAACCCGATACGTGGTTGGAAATCATTCTCACCTACCGCACGTACCATCTGTAGAGGTACGTATGGGCAGTAGAATACACCCGCGTCGTATGGGTTAGTACCCTTGTATCCGACAGTGATGTAATCTGCCTGTGCGTATGGATCGATGTACACACGTGTACGACCGTTCAATACACCAGCGAATGTGTTACCAGTGTCGTCTACCTGAAGGTTAGTTGACAGTGAAGGTGCGTAATCAAGCATACCAGAAGCAACAAGAGCAGTAGCAACATCTGAAGAACAGATTACTACGTTACCCTTACCACGACGAGTTTCTTTTGCAATTACGTTGCACTCACGCTCGAGTTGTACCAACAGACCCTTGAACTTCTCAACTGACCAACGACCATCTGCGTCAGTAGTGAGGTCAAAGATACCCTTAGTCTGAAGACCGTCTTGACGTGAACCAATCTTCGCCTGAGAGTTGATTGTACGGATCACTTCACGGTTGATTTCAGCAAGGATTTCTGTAGACAGAATGTTTGCCAACTCTGTCTCTGCGTCAAGACCGTGGATTGCCTTCAGGTCTTGTGCGAGTTCGAGAGTGTACTCTGCCTTCAATGCACGACTCTTAGCAGTAACAGTCGCCTTCTCGATGGTGAATCCCATCTCGTTGAAGTCGTTGCCGCCTGGAGTACCAAGTGCTTCAGCAGTAGCAGTTGACATACCACCTGCGACTGAAGGTACGTAGTCTGTACCTGAGTCAACGATAGATGAATCAGCGTTACCGTCAGTTGCACCAACAAGACCAGATGGGCCACGTGTTGATGATGCATCATAACGTGCATCGGTAGAGTCACCTGAGTAACCACCGAATGATGCTTCTGAATACAATGCTTCGTCATCAGCAGTTACACCAGCAGATGTAGACTTATAACGTGAACGCATTGCGAAGATAAGACCAGTTGGGCCAGTCATAGGTTGAACACCACACAGATCGTATGCCATGAGGTTAGGCATTGCACGACGAACGAGGGCGATCATTACGGGGTTCCAGTTAGCGCCTGGACTTGCCGCAGATGTAAAACCAGTTGTAGAGTTGTTAGTGCTTGAAGCAACTTCGTTAATACCCTGCATTGCAGCTTCCTCACGGAAAGCAGCTTCTTGGTTTTCAAGAACGGCAGCGGTTACTGCACGTCGGTGGCTATCTTTGATTTCACCAGCCGACTCTTCGTTGAGAACGGGACTCCACTTCTCAACTAATTGATCGTATGAAACTGAAGGATTCATTTGGAATCTCCTTACTTATTAGCTTTCTTGATTGCGTTAAGGTACTGTGACATGACACCAGATACTTCTGTAGTCTCGTCAGCAGACCAATCTTCGTTTACTTCTTCAGTTGAAGATGATACGTTCTTCTTGAAGTACGACTCTTTAACAGTCTTCACCTTAGCAGTGAAAGACTCTTCGTCTTCAAAATCCAAACCTTCAACTAATGATGCGAGTTTTTCTACCTGAGTGTCAGCGAGATCACGAGATGCTTCACGGATGATTGCTTCACGTTGGAATGTCTCTACTGCTTCAGATAACTCAAGAACTTCTGCTGTACGTTGGTTGAGAGTCTCTTCGAGATCTTCAACTTGGTCAGCGAGTTCGTCAACTAGGTCTACTTTAGACTCTGGAACTTCGATGTAAGACTCTTCGAACAAATCACGCAAACGAGTCATGAACCCTTCTGCGATTTCTGTGCGGAGACCCTGTTCTACAGCGAGTTGGTTCTCAGACATCCAGTTTTCAACAACGTAGTTTAGGTATGAATCAATCTTCTCTACGAGGTCAGAACGAGTTGCGTCCAGTTCCTCTTCGAGACGTGATTGATACTCATCTTCTAAACGCTCTACTTCTTCAGAGAGCTTAGACTTAATTGCAGTCTCGAACAAGACAGCAGTTTTCGCTTTAAACTCATCAGACAAAGTTGCTTCTGATTCAACGAGGGCATCTAACTCATCTGTTACAGTGAACTCAGGCAATTCAATTTCTTCAATTGCGTCTTCGTCCAATTCTTCTAGTTGAGAGAGAAGATGCTCAAGATCTTCTTTCTTCATACCAGACATGAGTTTGTATCCTGCGTTGACCATTGCTGCTTTAGACTTACCACCACCTTGAGGTGCGGGTTCGTCCTTTCCTGACAGATCGCCTTTACGCTTAGGTGCTTGTTTAGTAACACCAGAAGTCGCTGCTTTTTTAGTAGCGGCGATTGACTGCTCTTCATCACCTACGGGCATTTTCTGAGCACTTGCTTCCTCGATTTCTGGAAGCTCAACATTTTGGTCATATTCAGACATATGTTTTACTCCTAAAAGTTTGATTTTAACAACGAGAGGAAATTCTTGTACTCGCGAACCTGCGTCTCATAGAGATGCTTTTTCGGAGCGGATTTAATTTCTGTCTCCATTTCTTCAATGACTTGAGGTTCTATAACACCATTGTTCCATACCCACTCAACACCTTCCATGACACCGTTAACAAACGCGCCTGGAGCTGAGGGATCTTGGACAATGTCTACTGTGTTTAGAATGAAATCGTCACGCACATACATTGCGCCGTCTTTCTGCTCAAGACTACCCATACCACGAGTTGACACTCCTAGTTGAACACCACCTTCGAGAAGACCTTTTACAATCTGACCCATCGGAGTATCCAATATTTGTGCCTTTCCTACCACATCATTACCTTCAAACTGAAGATCTGTAATGAGGTGAGAAACTTTGTCAAGGTTCACTGTGGGCCCTTCGGGGTGATTCAACTCACCGACCGCACGTTTCTGACTTACCTGCTCCTTGACGTATTTGTTGACCGCTTTCTCCATAATTGCTTTTGGATAAATGCGACCATTACGATTCTTTTGTTCTGCTTGTGCAAACACACCTTCGATGACGAAACTCTTGGTTCCGTCTTCTTTCTTTTCTACGATGCACGAAACATCGTTAGTTGTGTACTCTGTAATTAGTTTCATTAGAATTCCTTAGCGAAAGCAATACCCGCTTTCTCTGCTTCTTTCTGGTTCTTGAACGTATCAAGTTTATCCCCATCAATGTAGACAGAGAACCCTTTGTTATCTTTATGCACCATGACAGTATGCCTATTGACTTTCTTGTCAAAGACATGCTGTCCTGCGGGCATCTTTTTTTCGCGTATCTGCTGAAACGTTTTCATACAATTTATTTATAAAAAAGAACTTTTAGACACCAGCGACATCATCGTCCCAAGCATCCTGTTCGTCATCTGTGAGTTCGACTTCTTCGTCTTCTTCATCATATTCCAGATCCTCTTCGGTATCTCCCTCTTCATCTTCCACTTCAGCCATTGCTGCATCGAGTTCTTCTTCACCATAGATTGAACTCGCGATTTTAGTTCGTGCTTGATCTAATTGAGTCTGTAACCGATCATTGATCATGTCATTAAACTGTTGTTGAGCATCTGTGTATTTTTGATCTTCCACCGACTTCATGAAATCCACGATGGGATTCGTTGGAGTCTCGATAGGATCTGCTTCCACTTCACCAACTACTACATCTTCATCTGCCATTGTCTATTCTCCTATTTCAATGCCAAAAACTCACCTTTGGTGAGTGTCTTATCTACCTTGGTGTCAAAGACACCTAAGTCACTATCTATTGCTTTCACTAAACCACCATACACATTCGAACCAGTGGTATATACAAGTGTCGATGTGCCCCAAACTTCTGCCGCAATGCTTGCCAAATCTCCCGACGATAACGATGAAGTCGCAACCACTTGGTCAACAATGTTAGAACGTGTCAAGTTAACCGACACACCTTCCGCAAACAAGAATGGGTTACCACCTGCCTCACGAGTATAAATGTTACCATTCACCGTCAGAATGTACGGATTCTTACTCGCAAACGGTTGTATACGCCATCCATTCTCCAAGAAGAAGGTCGAACCAACGTTCAGTGTGTCGTTCAAGGGTTCTCCACCAATCGCACTAATTGCTTCTTTCCAAGTGGA